GGGGGATATGCAACATTATCCACAAATAATTTCCACAACTCCTGACAGCGCTGTGGCAAAGTGTTATCCTGCTGGCATGGCTAATACACGATTCAAGCGCAAGATTAAAAAGCTGACCGGACTGCACCTCAAAGAAATATCAGGCGTAGACCATCCAGCTTCTCTCCATGAGGGTTGGGCAGTTATGAAATCAAGCGATAATGATTTGGATGTGGCATTAGCTGAAGTAATGGAAACACAAGAATCGGAGATGAACGTGGAAGACGTTATCAAAGAAGAAGGTGTCGCTGAAGAAGTTATTGAGACAGAAGAAGTTGAAGTGACTGACGTAACTAAAGAGCTTGAGGATGTTCGAAAAGAACTCGCCACAGCTCAAGCGCAGGTCGCACAACTACAGGAAGACTCCGCTACGGAGAAAGCACTGAAAGACGCTCAACGTTGGGCAGTCATACCGCAGCTTGACCCAGTAGAGTTCGCCCCTGTACTTCGCTCACTTCGTTCGGTTGACGCTGAATCTTCTGCAAAGATAGAAGAAATACTAGATGCAACAGCTATCGCCCTCGGTGAAGTTGGCATCTTAAAAGAAGTCGGCTCTGACGGAAGCCCAGAAGCAGAAGACGCATACGGTCAAATTGAAACCATAGCGAAAGCAATGGTGGAAGAAGGCACAGTATCGTCACTCGCTGAAGGTATTTCGAAAGTAGCCGTAGATCAACCAGAACTGTACAGCGCTTATGTAGCTGAACAGAGAGGAGCCTAATCATGGCATACGAAACAGTAGGTATAGACGTTGGAACCTTCACGGCTTCCGCTGATCTATCCGCAAAACAATACTACTTCGTAAAAATGTCCGGTGACAATACCGTGACAGTTTGCGCCGCAGTAACCGATAAACCAATCGGAGTTCTACAGAACAAACCAGCATCAGGAGAACAAGCAATCGTACGAGTCTTTGGTGTTTCCAAAGTTTCAGCCGATGTTACTCTTGCAGCTGGGAATGTTGCTGGAACCTCCGCTGATGGTCAATGTCAGACAGTGTCCGCAGGTTCTGAGACAACCGTCTTCAACTGCGGTCAAGTCTTAACAGGTGGTTCAGCTGGCGAATTAGTATCAGTATTGGTAACAATATCAAACAGCAGAGCAGCGTAAGGAGACTAAACGATGCCACAACCAACAACATCAGACGTTCATGTAGACGCAGTATTGACGAACATGTCAATCGCTTACATGCAAGACGCAGATCACTTTGTAGCTGGAAAAGTCTTCCCGACAGTTCCAGTCCAAAAACAAAGCGACCTATACTACACATACACCCAAGCTGACTTCTTCCGAGATGCCGTTGAATTACGAGCAGACGGAACAGAGTCAGCCGGAACAGGGTACGGTCTTAGCACTGACAGCTACAGCGCACTCGTATATGCTCTCCATAAAGACATCGGAGATCAAGTTCGAGCTAACAGCGATGCACCACTGTCACCAGATCAAGACGCAACTCGATTCCTGACACAACAAATGCTACTCCGTCAAGAAATTGACTGGGCTAGCAAGTACTTCCAGACATCAATCTGGGGAACTGATAGCACTCCTTCTACCCTCTGGAGCGCAGCATCAGGCTCAGACCCAATCGGGGATGTGCAAACAGGAATCAATACTGTACTAACCAACACCGGCTACAAGCCAAATACGATGGTAATGTCATACGCTGTCTTTAGTATTCTAAAGAACCACGCTGACATCATTGATCGTTACAAGTACACAAGTTCAGCATCAATCACAGAAGAATTACTTGCTTCTGTTCTTGGCGTTGATCGAGTACTGGTCATGGGTGGAATCAAGAACTCAGCAGCAGAAGGCGCAAGCGCCTCCTATGCACAAATTGGAGACAAGGATGCTTGTCTACTTTATGTAGCGCCAAACGCTGGAATCATGGCTCCATCAGCCGGTTACAATTTCTCATGGACTGGGTTAGCTCAGTCAGGTGGGATTGGTACAAATACTGCAATCAGCCGTTTCCGTATGGATGCTTTACGAGCTGACAGGATTGAGATTGAATCCGCTTGGAGCTACAAAGTAGTTTCCTCAGCACTCGGATACTTCTTCTCAAACTGTGTAGCCTGATTCAGTTAAGTTACCCAGATCAAGTATCTGCCACCGCTTAACCGATAAAGTGGGGAGGGATGGGGCAACCCTCCCTCTCCACTAACACTTTTAGGAGACAATCATGGCATGGAGTTATTCAGGAGACCCAGATTCGAGCGCATTAGATAGTGTCCGGTTCTTAATAGGTGATACAGACACTAACGATCAGCTCTTAGCGAACGAAGAAATAAGCTGGGTTAATAAACAAGTCAGCGGAAGCACAACCTCAACCGATGCGCTGTACACGGTCGCTTACCGTTGCATGGTGACTATCGCTTCCAAGTTCTCAAGGCTAGCCGATCAAGCCGTTGGCGATATGCGTGTCAGCATGTCACAGAAAGCGAAAGGCGCTAGGGAACAAGCGAGGGAACTCTTAACGTTAGCGCAACAAGAAGGTGGAACACCAACACCGTATGCAGGTGGCATAACCATCAGCGACAAAGAAATAGACTTGGACAACAGCGACCTCGTCAAACCATTCTTTACCAGTGGGCAGTTTGCCAACACATCAGATTACGGAGCTGGTCCAGCTCAAGCGCCGAGTGAGCTGCTTGATGATGGGTGGACTTCGTGACAGGGGCATCACCTTCAGCGGTGTTCGCCACTGATTTGAAAGTGCAGATGACTCCGACAACTGTTAGCGTCAGGACATCAAGCACAACAAACAATTACGGCGAGTACAGTTACAGCGGTGACGCTACAACATATCCGGCGTATGTTCGACGTGTCACTGAAGCTGATCGAGACGTTTCTAACGTTGACGCTCAAGTTGATTTCGTTGTGTATATCCCTGACCAAACTTTGTCGCTCGCTGTTGATGACCAGATAACATTACCAGCGCCAGTCAGTGCGACACGCCCCATCGTCAAGGTGGATATCCGTTCTGATGCTTTGGGGCAAGTTGGGGTAGTAGTGTTCATAGGGAAGATACGATGAGCATAGTCATACAGAACATGGGGCAACTAAAGAAGGCGCTAGCTGCAAGTAACTTGGTTGTTATGGAAGGCGCTAGGGAAGCCATCACTGATATGACTACAGTTCTAGCTCGTAAGTCAAATGAGTTGGTTCCGTTCGATACCGGCAATCTAGCCCGATCTATCGTTATTAAATACCCGACCGTTCTCAGCGACAAGCCAGAAGGGTCAGTCGCCTATGGTGGCACAGGAGCGCCATACGCTGTCGTGCAACATGAAGACACAACATTATCGCACCCACCGAAAGCGAAAGGTGGTTCCCCAGTCGCCGCAGGCACAGGAAGGGGACCGAAGTATTTAGAGTACCCACTGAAACGCATGGCGGTTCCTTTCTTCAACAAGAAACTCATCAAAGAAATTAATAAAGCGATCAAGAAGATGAGCCTATGAGTATGCTGACTGACATAGGCGCTTACCTTAATAGTGCGTCAATATCAACACAAGACCTGACGCTAGGCACGAACCTGATTCTAGGTCGATTACCGGAAAGCCCCGACACTTGTGTAGGGCTTATCCAAACAGCTGGAGTAGCGCCAACAGACACGTTCGGGTCTAGCTTCCCACCGCTCGAAACTCAAGGACTGCAAACATTAGTGAGGGCATCAGCCTACGCCACAGCGGAAGCGCTCGCCGTTGATGTGTTCAAGAGTTTGACTGCTGTGGATAACCAAACATTGACCTCAACCCTTTACCTGAAAGTGGAAGCGCTACAGTCACCGTTCGCTTTGGAACGTGACGCACAAGAACGGCTGATAATGTCATGCAACTACAACGTAATCAAAGCGCTTTAGACGCTTACGCTGAAACGCCCTCTAACGGCTCTGTAACGCTCTCTAACGTGCGTTGCGTGAACTGCGGTAAGTTATTAGCCGAACTCATAACAACGCCGTACAAACTGTTCTGTAGGGCGTGTAAGACATACAACGAAAAATAAAGAAACCCCCCATCTTTCGTCTTTCAATGAGGGGTTCCTTTGGTATGTTTAGAGGTGGCTTGCTAGTTGGCTGATGAGTGACTTTGCGTCTTCTCTTGAGATAACTAGATTTTGAGTAGTGTTAAATATCTCTCCTTCGATTACTACTGTTTGTTGTGTTCTTATTCTGAGGTCACCATCTTTGTTGGCTCCCTGTACGTTGATAAGATTTACGCTGGCGTAATCTTGTTCCGCTAGCTCAGTCATTCCGGTAATAATGGTGTGGTGACTCACTCCGGTGTCATATGATTTACTGACTAATTTCCCGTAGTGAGTTTGGTTTCCTTCACTGTCGAGGGTTTCTTTTACTATTTCTTGGTTCATGGAATTTGTCCTTTCTTGATTTGTTTGTGTTAACTCCATGAGAGTAGCTTACCACTGTTGGGGGGGGTTTGCAACTATTTAACACAATTTATTCAAATTATTTACAAATAAGACCTACAGACAAGTTCGTGTATATTGCGTAAACTTGTACCATGACTGCCACCAGACGACTCCTCTATGCGCTACCTCGTATAGGTTTAGTAGGTGTGCTGTTACTTGCATGGTTCGCTCCAGCAGCTATGGCAAACGAAACCACCTGCACCCAAACTGAAACCGGCTGGACTTGTACTGTGTGGGTTAATGTGTTCGGGGAGGGTCCGAGCTTTACTTTCACACTGACTGAGGAAACAGATATTATCGCACGAACCTTCACTAGCATGACATGTGATGATTGGGATAGCGCTCCACATGATTATGCAGCTGACCCGCACCTGTGGCTGTATTCAGTTGATTCAGAAGGTGTCCTGACGGAAATAGCGGAAGACGATGATGGGCATACAGAAGTGAACGATGGTTCTAATATGTGCTGGGATGCCAAAATAGAAACAACATTACAAGCCGGTGACTATTCTTTGAGGGCTGATGCGTTTGATGTTGACTACATAGGCACGTACACACTCGAGTTCGTGAACGTTAATGTAACAGTTCCCCAGCCTACGCCTACACCACCGCCAGAAGTTCCTGAACCGACACCTGAACCTGACCCGACTCCAACTCCGAATCCAGATCCAACCCCAGACCCGACACCCAGTCCAACTCCTGAACCAACGCCTCAGCCAACACCCATTGAAGATCAAGAACCAGAGGAACCAGTTGAAGATACTCTCCCACCTGTACCTGAACCAACGCCAGCACCTTCACCTACACCAACCCCCATTCCATTGCCACCAACCGCTGAAGAAATATCTGACGCATTGGAAGACTTTATCACAGACAGCGACATAGAGTTTGACTTTGGGTTTGACCCTGAAGACTTTGACTTTGATGACGATGAAATAATCGTAGACGAACTACCAGAAATAGACCCAGAAGAATTTGAGGTTGAAGAATTCGAAGACTTTGACCCAGTGGAGCCAGAAGAAGAACTAGAGCTAGAGCAAGAACTAGAAGACGAGGAATTAATTATTGAGCTAACAGCGGATGAAGTTGATGACGAGTTCCTTGACGAGTTTGAAGCCGGACCACCCAACGAAGACGACATCTACTTTGACGAGGAAACCGGAGAATGGGAAGACGACCCCGACCTCGAACTAGAAGAAGTTGATGTGGAAGATTTATTAGAGTCGGAAGAACAGTTAGAGGAGTTGATAGCTGAGTTGGAAACAGACGATGTGCTGGAGGAGATATTAGAAGACAACGAGGATTTCTTTGAGGAAGCCGAAGACGAGGCGCTGGGGCAGTTGTTCGAATCAAACCCTGAGATATTCAATGATGCTGACGCTGAAACAAAAGAAGAATTTGAAGCTGAAGTAAATGTCTTTGAAGGTGCGTTTGATGATTACCTAGCTGAAGGGCAGAACGTTACGGTCGGTGAACGGCGAACGATCGTAGCTGCAACAGCAGTTGTCACAACAGTGGCAACACAAATAAGACCACAACCAACCACCACAATGACTCCAGCAGGTGGGGGTGGGATTGGTGGACCTAGTGTTGGACCAACTCGCCGAGGAAGGACAGATAATGTTTGAAAGATTAAGTAAAGAGATCCTATTCCTATCTTTAACACTTGGAGGAACCCTGCTCGTGCTAATCACACTGAGCGGAAGCACCCTACAAAAAGGAATATACATCTCAGCAATATCTCTGATTGCTCATCTTCTTGGTGTGGCGATCGACTATTGGCAAGATAAGAACGATAATGAATAACGCCGTAGCTACAGTCGGGTCAGTCGTCATGCGTATCATGGCTACGTTCGTGTATCAGGCGATGGCGGTGATCGGTGGGGCTTCCATAATAGGTGGCATCCCAGTGTATAAAGCAGCACTACTATCAGGCGTGACCGCCACAGCTACAGTAATACAGAAGTTAGCGGCAGCATACGCCGATGACGGTAAGATAACTATGGAAGAACTCAACTCGGCGTTCAGTTTGAACTCCGCACCATCAAGTAAGGAACAATAATGGCAACCAATAAACTCTATCACTATCGAGCGAAACTAGATCGAGTAGTTGACGGCGACACAATAGACGTAATCCTTGACTTAGGTTTTGACCTGCACATGCAAGCACGCATACGGTTCGTTGGCATTAACGCACCTGAGTCCAGAACGAAAGACCTCGTTGAGAAACAGAAAGGATTAGAAGCGAAACGATTTGTTGAAGACTGGATAGGTAACTGCGACACGTTGATTGTGGAAACCCAACTCGACAAGAAAGGCAAGTTCGGGCGCATACTTGGAAACATCTTGAATGCTGATGGCGCTTGCTTGAATGATGAGATGGTTTCGCTAGGTCACGCCACTCCGTACGATGGCGGCAAACGGTAAAACTAAAGAAACCCCCCACCCATAGGCAGGGGGCAACTTTGTTTGTTGGTTACTTAACTTCGTATCCGTTAATCTGCAAATACTCAATCATTGCGTTGACAGCATCTTCTCGATTAGTTCGACATGGGAACCTTTCAGTATAGTATTCCTCTGGCGCACCATCATCAAGTGACCTGTTTGGATTAGCAATCGTGTTTGCTTCGCAAGAAAGACCTAACGCAATACGTTTGCCTAAGACGTTCATTGCGTGAAGGTCGTGATGAGTTAAAATACCTCTCTCCTTGAGCCTTTGTTGTTCTATTTCATAATCTGTTTTCATTGAAGTTTCCTTTCTTGGTTTGTTTGTTAACTTCGTGAGCTGGGGGGAATCGAACCCCCCTGAAACCATTAGCCCTGTTTAGACCGCTGCCCAGTAGCGCTCTTGATAGCGAGCAACTTGAACGCCAGAAGGTGTTGGACCGTTGTAGTTTGGGTTAGGGGTAAACTCAAACGCTTGAGCTATTTCTTGAACCTTATTGCTACCAGTGCGGTAGTACTTTTCGCCAACTAAGTCACCGACTACTGTTGTGTACCCATTGACCTTTTCCTCTCGGATATTGACGACTGCAACTTCTTGGATTCGAGCGCCTTCAAACTTATGTGTTACGCACTCCATAACATTATCGCCGTAGCAAATTGTAGCTAGGTCTAGGTTGATGAGGACATCTGAATATGCCCATGATTTATCTTGATTGGAAGTCATTTTATTTTCTCCTTGATTTGTAGTAATTAACTCCATGTATTGAGTTTACCCTAGTATGGGGGGGTTTGCAACTATTTAACACATTTATTTCAAATTATTTTCAATCGTGACTTTTCCACAACTGTGGACTACTATTGTGGGTATGGCTTTACCGACAACGAGCAAGCATGTAAGGGTTGACCTATTGCACCCAACATTCAAAGCACGTTTAGATGCCCTCTTAAACAGTGAACCAGATGTTGTCGGTCGAGCAAAGATCGTTTCTGGTGTCCGTAGTTTCGCTGATCAAAAATACTTCTGGGACGGCTATCAAAACAAACTCAAAGGCAAAGCCGGTTACAGCCACTTCAACCTTGCAGCTAACCCACACCGAAAGTTCGGCGGTGGTTTATTTCAAGGAAGTTGGCACATGCAGCAACCGTTTGACAATTACGGACACGCTGTTGACATACGCCTATCCGGTGGTTTGACATGGGCGAAGTTTGTACCAATAGCGAAAGAGTACGGCGTTTGCCAAACAGTGTTCCGCCCTCAGTACGAAGCGTGGCACTACCAGTGGAGAAACTCAACAGGTATCTTCCAAGCGCCAGCGATGAAAGGCGAGAAGTCCGAAGCCAAAAGCGTAAAAAAAACCAAAGTGAACATGAAAGGTGTAGCGGCAGCCCTCGCTAAGTTAGGCGAACAAGTAGCTCGCCGACCCCTCAGGCGTGGCTCACGCAACTCAGCGGTCAAAGTCGTTCAGGAACGGTTAGCGGCGAAAGGATACCGATGCGGTTTCCCTGATGGGATATGGGGCAGGAAAACAGAGAAAGCAGTTCGACATTACCAACGAGACAACGGACTAGTCGTTGACGGTATTGTGGGCAAGAACACTTGGGCAAGATTATTAAAGTAAGGAAACGACATGAGATTAAACATTGACCAACTGAAAGACATAGCTGAAAGGGCAATCTTCACTTATGTGCAATCATTCCTCGGCTTACTAACAGCTTCAGGAATGGGAGTGGACATGGGTGGAATTAGCACACTCAAGATGGCAGCTATCGGTGGACTACCGGCAGCGATCAGCGTCATCAAAGGAGCGTTCTGCACAATGGCTCCAATCGGTGATGCCACCGCTTCAGTAGTGAAACAACAACAAGACATTCCAGAAGATGCAGACGAGCATCTCTACGAATAGGAGACACAATGCCAAACTACAACCTATCCAGAACCAACAACGCAGATTCTAGGGGGGTTCGAGAACTACAAGAAGCGCTCAACAATAACGGCGCAAACCTTTACGTTGATGGTCGCTTTGCTAGAGGGACAGACCTAGCTCTAGCCAAGTTCCAAGCCGATAACAAACTAGACGTAACCGGCGTAGCTGACGAGGCTACATGGGCGAAGCTAGTTCCAGCTAAGAAGAAAGCGCCAGCGAAGAAGAAAGCCCCTGCAAAGAAAGCTCCAGCGGCAAAGAAAGCTCCAGCGGCAAAGAAGGCTTCGGGAAAAGCAACCAAGAAGTAGAGCAGTCATGGTGGGTCAGCCGAGCTAACTGTAAAGGTAGCGATACTAGTTTATGGTTCCCTATTACACGTTCAAAGGAAACACTCAGCTACCCGATAGCTGTCTGTGAAGCTTGCGTAGTTCGTCAACCCTGCCTTGAATATAGTTTGCAGCACAACATTGAGTACGGCATCTGGGGTGGTTTACGAGAACACGAACGGACTCGACTATTGAGGGGGTACTAAAAATAAAGAAGCCCCCCACCGAAGTGAGGGGCAACTTTGTTGAGCTGTTTAGCCTCTCATGTAGTTCCAAGCTGGAACGTCCCAGATGTCTTCGCCGTTGATTAGCACATCCCCACACTCATGTACTTCTGTTGTCTTGACTTCAACCTTGATGAACTTCATAAAGTCGGATGCTTTGACTTTGTTTGAGAAGTCTGTAGAAATAGTAACTGGAGTGTTCCAGTCAAATGTTTCACCGTTTAGGTGCGCTCTGTAAATGGCATCTTCAATGTGACCGATTCCGCAGTTACCGGAGTGGCTTGATCGTATTGCCTTGTCTAGTAGGTATATGGTTTCTTCATTGCTGCAAAGTATTTCTTTCATTTTGTTTTCTCCTTGATTTGTAGTGTTCAACTCCATGTATTGATTATACCTTAGTTAGGGGGGATATGCAACCTTTAACACAATTAATTCAAATTATTTTCACAATCGAGTTTCACCCCAAAAAGAGTTCGGGTCGGGGAACAAACCAAGAAGTCCCCGACCCTATTAGCGCCTCAAGATATTTTTGGAGTTAATCACTCGGCGCTAGAATGTGTTCGTATTTATACTATATCACTCAATCGTCGCATCTATGGCGACCGCTGTCCCTTCTTTGCTTTGCAGCAGGTATCCCTTATCTTCGATCAAACCGATCAGCTCGCCGATGTCGTTGTTGATTTCTTTGTCGTTAGAGGCTTCCTCCAACATTATGATTTCAAGAACGTATATATTCTTTGCCATTACAACCACCCCCAAACACATGTATCGCACCGCCATCGTGAGTATGATTTGACACGGTTGTATTCTTCTTCATATTGACTCCAATAATCGTCACCGCATTTCATACAGAACCATTCATAGGATTCCACAACTTCCACGAGTCCTTCTTGTTCGCCAACTGTTAGCGCATAGTTATGAGCGTCAGCTATTTCCATCGGACCTGACAGCGCTCGATTACCAACTACGACACGGTATGTTTCACGTTCGCTCCGCATTAGTTCTCTATCCTGACTGATGGTTTGCTGCTTGTCGTTTCGTAGAACTCGTCAGGGTCTAAACCATATTCTTTCAAAGCTGTGACACGCCAGTAGCCTATGCCAGCGCATTGTTCAATGACACGTCGAACTGCTTGACCTTCGCTTTCCAAAACCTCTCCAGTGTCTTTATCTATCCGGCGAGCATCTCTAGCTCTAGCCATTAAATGATTGAGGACTGACTCATTGTCCCACTTCTTTGATTTGGATTGAGCTACAGTGACAATACCTATTCCACCGTATGTCGCTTTGTATGGTGGTTTGAGTTGGTGAATGTCGGAAAGTATCTCCGCTTCTTGCCACCGTAAGTCTTTCATGCGCTCACGGACATCCTCTAACTCAGCTAACCTCTGTAGTAGCAGTTTGTAGTCTTCTGGGTTTGCATCCATGTACTTGTCGGCTTTGATGTCGTTACTAAACCAGACACCCTTCTCATCGTTGTGTACTGTCATTAGAAAGGTTCCTCCTCAGTTTGTGGTTTGGTTTCTTCTTCTTGGAATGGTTTAACTGCCAGCGGTGGATTACTTTCCTGCCAACCGGCTTCCCTAGCTTTCCGCAATAGGTTTCGCCCTGCTTCGAGTTGTTTCGGTGACAGGAACCCTCGCTCGTTATAGAACTCAACTAATGACTGAGCAAAGTTGTTCCACCCGAACACTGATAACTCAGTAGCGAGTTTGAACGCTTGCCGCTTTTTCTCTAATACTTGTTCCATAGTTTCGCCGTATTTATTCATTGTCTTCCTCCTTGGTAGGTGCTAACCCAAAGTACTCAAACCATTCAGTCATACGTCCAGATAAGCCAGCGTAGACGGTGGCTATGACAAAGCAGATAGCTCCTGTCTTGATTATGTTCCATACAAATAATGTCACCATGCTTGACTCTCCTCTATTCTTATGTCGTTGATCGGTCCGAAACCGCCTTCGAGTATGTCATCCCTGAATGTACTGGCTAACAGTTGAGCGTCACGCTGATTATCAGCTTCTACCGGTATTGTTAGCACACCAATATCATGAATGTATTGAACGTTATATGTTGGCATTAGTTGTTCTCCTTTTCTTGTGTTTGCCTATGTATCAGGCAACTGATCGCATACTCAACTTCTGTAACCATCTGGTATGCACGCATCTTCCACTTGCCACAATCGTCACAATCACAGTTCTGTATCGTGTCGCTTGTGAACGCCTTGTAAACAGCTTGGGACCATGACTCCTCAGCGTATGTCTGGTAGCGCATGTCAAGTGTCAGTAGCGTTGAGTTGATAGTGTCGTTGACTTTGATTAGCCACTCGTCCTCGTCTTCTGGTTTGAAGCCATACTCCAACCGTTGGCACTTAGCTACGAAAGCTAGAAAGCCCATTAGCTCATCAGTCATGCGTATACCACCACTGTCTGATTCTTACGGACATCAAACTGCATGACCCTAGTTTCGAGGAACATAACTTCGCCCTCGTCAATAGCCTTGACCAGTTTGCCAAACTCAGTTGACATGCCAGCTTCAAGGTCTTTTGCCTTGACTAGCACCTTAGTAAATTTATTCATATTGGAATCTCCTTGGTTTGTCTTAATTAACTCCATGTATGAACCATACATGTGTTGTGGGGGGTTTGCAACTCATTCACTAAATTATTTCCCTATAGAAACAGAAATGATTATCGTCTAGGATTGTTACATGTATGTAAGTAAACAACTAACACCAGCGGTACGGACTGGGTTGGAACGCAAAGTAGAAGAACACAATGATAAAGTCGGGAACGTAGCTAGTAAACGAACTAACCTACGAACCCTTGCCGCTGTGTTCAGGCGTGGCGTTGGCGCTTACAGAACTAATCCACAATCAGTGCGACCTAGTGTGCGCTCAGAAGAACAGTGGGCTTACGCTAGGGTAAACGCTTTCCTTTACGCTTTACGCAACGGTCGTTACCGCAGCGGAAGATTTGACCAAGACCTATTACCGGAATCCCATCCACTATCAACGAAAGCTGTGAGTAAAGCTAGCTACAAACCTACTCAAGGTATGGTGGATTCAGCTCGACGAGGGCTAGCTATGCGCCGTGAGTTCGGGCGTGGCGGCACCCCTGTTGGTATCGCACGAGCGAGAGATATTGTGAACGGTCGTGAGTTAAGTGAAAGCACTGTTCTCCGTATGCACAGTTTCTTCAGCCGACATGCTGTAGACGCTGAGGCAGAAGGTTTCCGCTCAGGCGAAGACGGCTACCCCAGCAATGGAAGGATAGCTCACGAACTTTGGGGTGGGGACAGTGGTCGGTCGTGGAGTAAAAGAATACGAGATCAAATAATGAGACAAAGGAATAAACAAATGGAAGACACAAACAAAGAACAAGAAGTCACCAAAGCAGCAGAAGCAATGGAACACCTCCTCATGGCATACAACGCCATGATCGCT